CGTCTATTCGGTCGCCAAGAGCAAGGGCGGCGACAAGTCGCGCGACGTCATGACGCGGGCCGAGGTCGAGCTGGTGCGCGATACCTATGCCCGCAAGAACCGGAAGGGCGAGTTCTCGCCGGCATGGCGCAAGTCGTTTCCCGAGATGGCGAAAAAGACGCTCGCCCGCCGGCACGCCAAGCAGCTGCCGATGTCCAGCGACATCATGAGTTTGCTGTCTCGCGACGATGACCTATATGATGTCGAGCGAGAGCGCGCGGACCGGATTCAGGCGCCGCGTGTATTAGATGACCGCCTAGAACTTCTCGCAGGAGTCGATTCCGAGACTGGCGAATTTCCCGCTTCCGACGATGGGGTGTCGACTCCCCCGTCTGAGGAACGCGCGGCCCCTGATGAGATCGTCTCCGGAGTAGGCGCCGGATTCGAGGAGGGGGCCGCGCACACTTCCTTCGCAGAATCTGGGGCCGATATTCCCCCGGCCCCGGATAGCGCTGGCGACCAGGGGGCTCCCCGCTCAACGGTCGTCACGCCCGAGCCGGATCGGCCGCAATCATCCGGTTCGCAAGCGCCACCGGGAGCGGCGAAAACCCCCTCGCAAGCTCCCGGTGGGACTACCCGCAAGCCCCGCTCAGATCAGCGCCCCGATCTCGTGGCCGTGTCAATCGAGATGCGCGGCGCGGACATGGCCCAGAAAGGCCGTCCTGAACTTGAACGCTGGGTGAACGAGCTGCCCCCGGATGAGATGGCGAAGATCTCGCTCGCCCAGCTCAAAGCATGGCGCGTGGTCGCCGACAAGGTGGCGGCGACCTGATGTACGCTGAAAGGACCCAAGTCCCGGTCGAGCGCTCTAAGACCGAGATCGAGAAGCTCGTGAAGAAATACGGCGCCAAGGGCTTCGCCGTCGGCTGGCATGGCGACCGCGCGCAACTGAGCTTCATCGCCCACGAGCGGCATATCCGCTTCACCATCCTTATGCCCCCGCAAGCGCAGGAGCAGCGCTCGCGCTGGCGCACGCTCTTGCTCTTGGTTCGGGCCAAACTGGAGGCGGTCAACGCCAAGGTTGTGACCTTTGAGGAGGCCTTCGTTGGCGACATCGTCATGCCGCAGACCGGCAAAACGGTCTGGGAAACGGCGCGCGAGGGGATCGCGCTCGCCTACAAAGGAAACCCAACCCCTCTCTTGATCGGAGTCGAACATGGCCGGACCACTTAATCTCAACCGTTCCTATAATTTCGTCGACAAGCATTCGATCGTGGACGACATCCGCACCGCAATTCAGGACAGCGGCGAGCCGGTCGAGTTTATCGCCCACAGCGCTGGCGTGAGCCGCGCAACGATTGATGCGTGGATGAGCGGCAAGACGCGCAAGCCCTACTCGTCCAGCCTGGAGGCGGTGGCGCGCGCTCTCGGCAAACACCTTTCGCTCGCCGACGGCGTCATGCGCCTCGCCGATGCGCCGCCGCCGAGCGTGCCCGCCTTCAGGTCGGGGCGGCACGTCGTCCAGATGAGCAAATACATGAGGGCGCGCCAGTGAGCCCACACGCCCTGATGAAGCTCGCCGTCATCCTGATGGCGGCGAACGTCGCGGGGCTCATCTGGACGCTCATCATGTGGGAGGCTGGGAGACTATGAAGACGAAGGAGGAATGGCTCGCGGATCTGAAGGCCAGGGCACTGGAGCTGGCGCGCGCCGGGGATCTCCAGCATGCGGTCAGCATCGTAGGCGTCGAGGTGAACCGCCGGCAGGACATGAAGGTCCATCACGCCTTCGTCCTAGCCGGGACCATGCACGCGATGAGCGAGGACCGGGAGAAGGTCATCGACTGGATCGAGTCGATCCAGTGCTGACGTGGCTCCAGTGGACGACTCTCGCGTTGCAAATCTGGATTGTGTTCATGGTCGCGGGGAGCGCGCTGTATGCATGGCGCACCCAGAAGGCCACGAGGGCGACGCTGAACGCGCTGGGCGTCTATCGGCGCGAGGTCGAGTGGATGACGGCGCGGCTGGAGGCGCTGGAAAAGAAGGTGCTCAATGGGAGAGTCGAGAACGGTCGAGGAAAATGACCTGATTCAGGTCAACGAGGACGGCCCGCCGAACTGGTTCAGGTGTATTCTCATAGTCGATGAGGTGAAGCCCTGGGGCGTACAGGCCTATGCCATAATCCCGCAGGCGCGCGACAAGCTTTCGGCTGACGCCTTCTTGCGGCTCACTTGGAACGAGTTCGATACGCTGGGCGCCAAGTCGCTTTTTGTCGCCTGGGGCAAGCAAGTAACGGAGGAGGAGAGCACATGACTGGACCGATCACAGCATTCTTCACCGCGCTCGTTGGGAGCGCGATTCTCTCGCGGCCCAAGCTGCCCGAGCTGGAGCCCGATAAGCTAAAGGCCCTGTCGGCTGATTTTGTGCGCTTGCGCGCCGACCGCAACCGGCTGCTTGAAGAGAACACGCGCTTGCGAGTGTGCCTCGATGCGGCGCGCGCCGATCGCAACCACAGCGATGGCCAGTTGCGCACACTCCATGCCGCGCACACATCGCTCCTCCACAGGTTGGCGGAGGAACAGGGGATGCGGCTCCAGCGCGAACGCGATCTGGTCGAGATGGACGCGCGGTTGCAGAACTTGCGCAGTCGCGCCCATCGGTCGCAAGCGCCCGAGCATCTGCCGCTGCCGCCAGCGCCGCTGACCGAGGGGCCCCGGCCTGTGCCGGTGCCCGAGCCGCTGACCCAGTTGCAGGCGCAGGAGTTGAGCGCACAGGCGCTGGCGCAGCTCGTGCAGATGTCGCAGCTGCGCGAGCCGCCGCTGATGCCCGTGATCTCGGATAATTTGCAGGTCGCGATGCGGCGGATGGACGCCTTCATCTGCAATTGCGCGCCGGGACGCCACGAGCTGTTCAACATCAATATGGGCGATGCGATCGAGGGCGACGATACGCTCTGAATAATGAAGGGGGCCGTGCGGCGGCCCCAAGGGGAATGAGTCGATGAATCGAGAATGCGGGGACTGTACCCTTTGCTGCCGGCTGTTGCCGGTCAAAGGAATCAACAAGCCCTCAAACACGCGCTGCAAATTTCAGCGGCACACTGGTTGCCAAGTCTACCACAGGCCCGAGAAAGGCTTCCCGTGGGAGTGCGGCGCTTGGAATTGCATCTGGCTTCAGGGCGGCGGCTTCGCGGAGGATCTGCGCCGCCCTGATCGATCCCATTACGTAATTGATGTCATGCCCGATTTCGTCACGGCACAGGACCGCAATGCTGGCGAGATCCGAATCCCGGCCGTCCAGATCTGGTGTGATCCGAAATACCCTGACGCCCACCGGGACCCCGCGCTGCGGGCATGGCTGATCCAGCGCACCGGATTCGTCGGCCTCGTCCGCTTCGACGGCGAGAAGGGGCTCGTCCTGATCCCGCCGTACATGATGGAAAACGGCGAATGGCTTGAGAAGGCGCAGGGCAATGTCGTGGAGGATCATCATTCGTTCGGCCAAGTCCTTGACGCGCTGAGTGGCGCATGAAGCGGGCCGCGCTCGCCATGATCGCCATCACACTGGCGACCGATTCGGCCGCCGGGGCCTGCCACCACTATTCGGTCTGGCACTATCCTCGGCCGCAGAGCTGCTTCACCGCCTATGCGCCAGCGCCGCTCGTCCATCGTGCCGAGGAGAGCCGCGAGTGGTCCGTCGAGATCACCAAGTTGCCGCCGAGTTGGAACCTCGACGAGCCGCGCATCGAGGTCACCGTGCCGGATGACCCCGAGAGGGCCAGGGGGCTCAATAAACTAAAGGAACAACTCAAATGAGTGACGAAGCCATGACGACATCCGCGCCGCTGCGCGAAACCCCAGTTTTCAAACGCATGCTGGGCTCCATCCCGCCGAGCGAAAAGGAGATCCTGGGCGACGCGGATCACGGAATCGCCGAGGTGGCCAATGGCAACGCGATGAAGCGCTCCGAGGCGAGGCGCGACGCTGTCCTGGCGGTGGCGCTGGCGATCAAGCGGCGCGGCGGGAATCCGGTGACCGACTGGACGACGAAGGACGTCGAAACCAGCTACGCCATCGCGGACATGCTGATCTCTCTCGGCGCGGCATAGCACTGAGCGAACCCGCTCTCGCTAGGTAGTTATCCCCAGGCCTAGCGCAAAAACAAAACGTGCAAAGCGATCAAATTTGCGTTACATGCGAATTGTTGGAACCTGGGTCCCACAACCCAGTTTCAATTCGCCCCCACGATCCGCCCTTTGTTGGGGGCGACTTGGGAGACCGCCTCTCAGCAGATTTACCTCCTACGGGAGTGCGGTCTCCCTTTTTACCTGAGGTAACCCGTCAGCAGCAAGACGACGACGATGATCAGCAGGATGCCGACGAGGCCGATGCCGCCGGTCCCCCAGCCGTAGCCGGGTCCCCACGGCGTGCCCTGGTGTAAGTAAGGCCCCACGCCTCCAAGCAAAACGATGATCAGGACGACAAGGAGGATGATTCCGAGCGGGCTCATGGCGTGGGTCCCCCGTTGTGTCTACCCTTGCTGAACCAATAGCCCATGATGATCGCGCTTCCTGCGGGGATGGTGATCAGCAGCCGGTCAACGATCTTCTCGTTGTGGATGATCTCCGTACCGCACAGAACGAGCGTGATCATCGCGCCAACCGCCCAGATGGCGGTGACAATGAGATCCGGTCGCAAATTTCTCATCATGCAAATCCGTTGCGGGTGCCCTTGCTGTCGATGGTCAGCGCCTGATGACGCGGTGTCATGTCAGTAGCGCGCAGCCCGAGATGCACCCAAGTGTCATATTCGTGAATCAGCTGGTCGATGCCCAGCTCCTTCATGTGCGAGTGCAAGTGCTTGCAGATCCGAAGCGGCGTGCCATAGCCAGGACAACTGAAGTCGACGGCAAGCCCGCTCATGTGGGCGGATGACTTGCTGCCCCCGACAGCCGCGTTGAGCTGTGGGCAGCGGTAGCCCGAGCTGATCAAGATAGGCTTGTCGCCGAGCAGCGTCCGGACCTGCTCCATCACCTCGGCGGTGCGCTGGATGTTCTTGCGCTCCTGGCTGCTAGCCGGCGGCACGTTGTGGATGCCCTGGCGCGCCGCTGTCTGCGAATCAGTGAACTCTTCCAGCGTGAAATGCGGCGTGAGTTGAGTGGCCATGGGTGATTCTCCCCATGCCGAACGGCTAGCCCGCCGCACTTATGCCACGAACAGACGGGGATCGCGAACGATCTCGATTCGTTCCCGCAACAAAAAGGGGAGGCCCGAAGACCTCCCCTCCGGGGGAGGCGGCCCGAAGGCTCCTCCCCCTACCGTTGGCCTTAATAGGCCCTTGGTTTTCAGACCGCGAGCTGCGCCTTGCGCTTTTGAAACCCGAGGAGCCCCAGGACGCCGAAGCCGAGCACGAGGAGCGCCCAGGTCGACGGCTCGGGAACGCCGGTCGTCAGCTGGATCGAGCCGCCGAACGACTGCCGTGGCGCGGTGAAGTCGACGGCGAATTGCGTCTCGTCCGATGTGAACGGACCCGTCGCCGCCGAGACAGGCCCGAAAGAGCCGTCGAGCAGCGCCACCGGGAAGGTGTGCGAGGCGAGGAGCCCCCCATTGGCGAAGGTGGATTCGGTCGTCGGGCCGGGGTCATTGGTGAGGCCGTTGACGGTGAAGGTCGAGAGCGTGTTTCCGAGCCCGGTGATCGCGCTTTGGATGATATCGACCGTCAGGACATGCGAGCCCGTAAAGCCTGCGGCTGCGCTGGCGTCGAGCGTGACGCTGCTGAGATCGGCATTCGGCAGAATCGGCGAGCCTTGAGCGGCGATCGTGATGTTGGCGAAGTTCGCGTCGTTGGCGGTGAGCGACGCCGCGCCGGTCGTGATTCCCGTGACGTTGTCGATCAGCGCCCCGTTGTCGAACACCTCGATTTGCAGCGTCGCGCTCGCCGGACTCGCGCCGATCGCGGCGAGAAACGCAGCCGTCAGGAGAAGCTTATTCATTTGAAAATTACCCCACGTTCAGGTCGCAGGAAACTCTCCCACGACTCCATGAACAATTCGTAACACATTTCGACTGCATTTAATGCGAAAAAATCAGCTGCGGCGACGCTGTGGGAGGAACGCGCCGCCGCTGCCTTACCGCCTATGCCCCTGCGCTAGAGACCCGGCGATTCGTTACCGCTTAGGCGTCGGCATCCCCGGAGGTGTCGGACGTTGCGGAGGCCGGCCGCCTACGCCGCCTGCGGGAGGCGTCGGGCGTGTCGGGGGCAGGGGTTGGCCTGCGACCGGTGGACGCTCCGGCCGTTCCGGGCGCTCGGGGCGCTCAGGAAGATCTGGACGCGGCGGGCGCGGCAAGCCTTGGCCCGGTCGCGGCGGCTGGGTTTCGGGTCCCTGCTCGCCTTCATCGACGCCATAGTCCGGATCGACCGGCCGCTCCGGGCGCTGTGGAACGTCGATCACCGCCCAGCGTGAGCCGACGCCGGAAATATAAACCACCGCAACTGCCTTGCCGGGAGGAATGCTCGGAGGCAACGGCGGCCAGATGGCGCCCGGAGGCAACTCCGGAAGGCCAGGAGGCACCATCGGGGGCAAGCCCTGATCGGGGTACTCCGGATCGATCGGATAGACGGGGAGCCCCTGATCGGGATGCGCGCCGCCTTCCTCTACGCCCCAGCCCGGATCGACCGGGCGTCCGCCGCCGCCCCAACCGGGCAGATGACCAGGGCGCTCGGGACGATCCCACCCGCCTTCGGGACGACCGCCCCAACCGGGAAGCCCCTGTCCGGGGCGTCCGCCTTCATCGATGCCGTAGTCGGGATCGACCGGGCGTCCCGAGTGATCGAAGTGAACTGGTGTAATCCAAACTAGCTGTCGACCTCGTGCCATTTGCTTTTTCTCCTTTTGGGGGGTCTCTCCCTTTCGAGCCCACAGGCGATAACACGATTCCGTGACCGTTGGGCTACCACCTGATCATCTTCATTGTGGTTGTCGTCGGTTGAATGTTGTTGTGGGGCACCCAGCTCCCCTGCGCCGCGACGACGATGTTGGCGTAACCGACCTCGATGCCGATGCCGGTCCCCGCTGGGGCTGTGCTCCCCGCCTCGATTAACGGAGGGTACGAGCCAAGCGAATAGTAGCCGCCTGCCGAGTTCATGACCCCGCCATGCGCGTGGCCAGGATCGTAGACGGCGTGCGCGTGGCCCGAGTCCCCGCTGCCGGGGTGATTGTGCCCTGGCATCTCGGCGACCTGAAGCTGATGATTCGCTTCGCCCCCGAAGGCCGTCACCCCCCAGCTGTTCAGGATGCCACGGTTGCCCTCGTTCTGGGAGTAAGGCCCCGAGGCCGGGACCGCGCCGATGTTGTCCGCCATCGCGGTCACCGTGCCGCGATAATCGGGAAGCCTGAAATAGGCGCCGCTGATCCCCCAGGTCCCGCCGATGATGTCGTAGAGGAGATCGTGCTGCGCTTGGCTCACGTATCGGCCGTCGCACGGCAGCCAGCCGTTGTGGATGAAGGTCGTCGGCATCTCCGCGATCGTCCCCGGACCGACGGGGCCGTAATCCCAATAGACCCGGCTCGGGGTGACGATGATCGGGTAAGGGATGCCGAAGCTCACGCAGAAATAGATCCCGGTCGGGTCGTTGAAGTTGTTGCCGCGTATGTAGATCGTGAAGCCGTTGAGATTGACGGCCTGGATGATCACGCGGCGGCCGGCGATCGGCGGGAAGGCGATGTACTGGTCGCTGGTCAGCGTGCCGACCAGCTCGATGACCGGGTTCGAGGCCTGGGCGACGGTGAGGTAGATGTCGCCGCCTGTGCAGGAGAGGCCGAGGAACCCGCCATAGGACGTGTACAGCTGGTTGAGGCTGTTGTCCATCGGGCTGTCCCAGCCGGTCGCCGCGTAGTCGCCGTGAGCCGGAATTTCGAG